AGTTTCTTGATAAGATTATTAAAAATGAAAGGTTTTTTAAAGTGATTGGAATACATGAACACAATGAAGAAGAAGAACAGTATTATAAACAACTATTAACTAAAAAATAAAATTATGAAACATTATAAAATAAAAAAGCTAGTAAATGGTTACAGGGTTTCTCCATTGCTAAAGACTAGAATCCTAGTAGCACTACCATATATAAACACATCAGAAAGCATCAGCGTTGTATGTGGCAACGAAACAATGATTGTAAATAGAGAAACACCACTACTGCACCAGGAATCTTTTAAAGACAAGTTTGGCAGAAATAGGAATTATACGTTGTATTATTATGAATGGTGTCCGAATGAAGATCAACAAAGGTTATTTTAGAGAATAGAATAGCACCTGTATTGAACACAATATACAGGTCTAAGGAGATTCGCCTGTTACAGGTGCAATCCTATTTCAAAGTTTCAAGAATGAAATTTAAATGTTTTTTTACTTTTTTAGTATTATAAACTTTATTATAATCTTTATCATAAGTATACTCAACTTCTAAATTTATATTCTTGCTATATGTATTTTTTAATTTACTCATAGTTTCATTAACAAATTTATAGGTAATTTTCCGTTATTCAAAACGACAGCACAACCTATTGCTGGTTTTTTTCCTGCCTTAGCGTATGCAAAGCTATATTCTGAAAAGTTTATACCGCAACCAACTTGAACGCCAAACACTCTAAAGTTTTGACCAACGTAATGTTCACAGTATGCTTGTGTATGTAGATGTCCTTGTACTGTATTCATCATATCAGCTCTACATTTTGTTCTTGCAGTACCGCCTTCACCATGTAAATACTGTACACCATCTTTAACATACCTTTCTACAAAAGACCAATTAGGCACTTCTAAGACTTCTTTATAAGACTTAATCCATTTACTAGGTATTGAAGATGTTTGTGCTTTACGCATCACCATACGATCATGGTTGCCAACCAATACAGTTGCTATAGGAAAAGCTTTATACCATCTAGCAATACGTTCTATTGATAGCTCTAATTCATCAGCACCACCCATACCATCAGCAGAGGTTTCATGATATGAGCTATAATGATTGTCTATAACGTCACCAATAAAGACAACTTCATTACAATCAAATTCATCATATTTAGATATGCAAAATTCTAGGTATTTATCAAGACAAAAAGGTTCATGTAGATCACCAATTACTAACACGTTATTCATGCCGTTGCCTTCAGATTGGCGTAATTCTTGTACTAAGTCATGTTCTGACTTTGTTAGTCTAAGTCTATATTCTTTTAGTTGTTTTATTTCTTTTTAAATTTTTCAAACGAACGCCCACCAAAGTAAGCTCCTATCACCGTTATTAAAACCAACTGCAATAAATCTATCCAATTATCTTTGACTTCAAAATCAATCATACCCGCTTCAATAAAGATTAATATAATTGTTGATATGACTAAAAACGCAAGAGTTAAAGGTCTTATATTTGCAGGTAACCATCCTGCTTTTGCGTCTGATTCCCACCTTCTAGTAATCTGTTCTTCAGCGTTTGCCTTAGCATCTAAAATCATTTGCTTAAACTTAATCTTTAATTCTTTTCGTTCAGCATCAGTTGTTACAACATTATCAACAAGTTTATTAACATCAAGATTAAGGTTTCCGAATAAGTTTTTTAAAAAGTTCATACGCTATTATAGTTAGTTACAGTTCTATATTTTGTTTTATTATTTATGTCTTTATAAGCTACAAGCTCTTGACATCTATTGTCATTTATAGTATAGCTTAAATGAACCCAAGCAGGGTTTTCAGGATCAACATATTCTGTTGCGTCTCCAAACTCTAATATCACCTGGTCAAATGGCAACCCTAGTTCTTTTAGTGCCTGGTATATTTTTATATTATCCATTTTACCACGCTTAAAGTATTGTAAATCTACTGCTTCATATTTACAATGTTGTGATACAGGAACATAGTTTCCGTTTTCATCTGTTCTAAAACTTCCGCCTATAGCTTTGTTTAGTTCAGGTGACCTGTAGCCACTCGTAACCCTCAAAGCCCCAAGACTATCACGCAGGGACTGGAGAATTTGAGTAGCTAATAAGGTCAGTTTATATATACCTTCCTTAGAAGGTTCGTTATTAATGCCTAAACGTAAAGCCGTATTACTTCTTGTAAGTTCCTTTAATGTAAAGTTTTTTGATAAACGCATTATTCAAATTTTGCTAAGTATATTTTGTCTATTTCTTTTTGTATCTCTTTTCTAGTAGCTTCTAATTGCATCATTATATTAGCCTCAAACCTCACCACTTCCTCACCTTCATCAAATATAATAACTGTAGGTACAGATATAATCTTATGTTCTTTTTTTATTTCAGGATGATGACAAATGATAACACTATCTAATTTGCACTCTTTCAAGCCTGTAATATCAAAACTATTGTCTGCATTCCAACTACTATTATATTGCACTACTGATACTTGACTAAAAGCAACACCATAGCAAAAAAAGAAAAAAGCCATTAACACTAATAATATATTGCTCACATTCATTATTTTAATTTGTATAAGCGTTCATCCATTATATCTAACTTGTTTTCAATAGCATCAAGTTTCTTGCTGTTACCCATAATTGTAGTACGTACTAGTTCATCTTTTAATTCATACTCAGTAGCACTTACCCAGTTGCCCTTTTCTAGTGCTTTTTTATTAGCATCTATATCAGCTTTTAAAGTAAAGTAAGTGCCTGATACTGAACCAACTAAAGTAATTATTATTCCTAAAGTTTTAAGGTCTAAAGAAAATTGTGACTTTTCGTTTACTACATTCATTTGTTACATCCTTTAAAATCTGCAACTCCTTGACTAACTATTAATGCTATTAGTACCCATATAAGATTACCCATTTCGCCCTCACTAATTCCTATTGAAGATCCACAAGTAATGATTAAAACTGTTACTAAAGCGTAATAAAATTTCTTTGATTTTAAAATTGATTTGATTGTATTTAAGTATTCCATATTATATAATTATTAAATTAATTCCTAAATTGATTGTGTAATTTTCTCTATTAAAATACCTAAGATATTCTAATTGAGTATATAACGATAATGTCTTAGTTAATTTGTAATTAGTTGTTAAACCAAAATCATAATCGTTTGTTTCTGATCCATATTCAGTTAGTTTATGATTAACAAAGAAATAGTTACCATAAGCTAATATAAAAAAATTGTCCTGATATATGTAATAAGATAAACCAACAACACCAGAAAGCGTGTATTGGTTTCCTAGTTCTGCTAGTTTGTTTCTGTTATAATTTGCAGGTATTGTAGAATAGTATTGTTGAAATTGTGCTGTATTGTCTGCAACTATATTTCCGTTTAAAGTCCATCTATAAAACGATTGCTCTAACCTATCTAAATAACCATTGTTGTTAACATCCATATACCAAAATTCTTTTTGATAACCTAGACTTTGAGCAACAGCTTCAAAATCATTATAATTAGGATAGTCTATTTTAAAAGGATTTAAGCCATAGATGGGGTGATAACGCATGATTCCCCCTATTGTTGCACGAAAGTTGCTTAGATCACGTTTAAAGCGTAAATCTAAGGACTTATATTGTAGGTCTATATAACCATTGTTAGAAGATTCTATTTTTGTGCTTGTGTGTTCTCCAATATATCTAAACCAAACTTTGTGATTGTCATACTCCCTGCCAAATTGTTTTATTCTTTCATATTGTAATAAGTATTCAAACCTATCAACAGGCGACCTTTTTAGACTAGCATTCTTTTCTGTACCATCATAATAGAACTTAGGTTTTTTCTCATACTTAAAGCGACTTAGTTTTTTTATTCCTATAAAGTATCTGTAATTAGATTCATCAGTATTAGTTGTTTCTATTAGCTGTCCATTATTATATGAATAAGTTTCTATTGGTTGTATTGTGGAATTAACAGAACCCCCCAAATAAATAGTTGAGTATTTATAGAACTGACCAAAAGACAGTAAAGGCAACAATAATAATAATAATCTAATCATTAGCCAAGTTTTATAACGTGGTATGTAATATATACATCTGCTGTAAAACTACCTGTAAAATTAGCACTTGCATACATTCTTAAAGGTACATTATCAATAGTAGTACCTCCAGGGTTATTAGAAGCAACTAAATAATAAGTAACATTAGTTCCTATATTACGCATATATCTATCTTCTTTATTCCAATAGTATGTTGTTTGTGAAGTATCATAACCAATCAATAAATTAATTACACTTGATTCTGTTGAGCTGTGAGTATTAACAATGGTACAGCTTAAAGGCACTATTGCAAAACCTGAACCCTGTGCTGATACTAAATCTTTAAAAGTACCTGCACCACCCGTCGCATCCATAGCTTGGAACTCTGCTGTTGATACAGAAATTTTATCTGTTTGAATTAAGAATTTAGAATCTAGTTTTTTAGATGTTCCTGCACTACTACCTGTAGTGTCGCTTACATCTACAACCATATATAAATCACCTGAACCTGTATGGTTATTTAGTGCTGATTTGTCCGTTAGTCTTTGTCCTGCCATTTTTATTTATTTTTTTAATATAATTTTTTAGCTTTTTAAAGTTTTCCAAACTACTAGGATAAATTCTTTTTTTAACATCCATATATAGTAATGTCTGCACCCTGTAAAAAACTTTTTAATCTATTGCTTCTAGGTACGTTAATATCTAAGTTCATTCCTGCATAGTAGTTTCTAGTTGTCGGATCAAGGTCTGCACCTGTATTTGTACTATACTCAGGGAATGAGCTTGTATTGTTTCTAATATAGTCAATTAAACGCTGTCTGTAAAATTCACCTGCATCTTTTGACCTGTCAATCAAAGGTTTTATATCTTCATAAGAAGCACTGTCTGATTGATCTGTAGCACCCATTATAACTATTGCATTATTTACAAATCTAAGTCTTAGGAATGGTGCTAATTCTTGAAAAGCAAATTGTACTAAAGCAGGTTGTATATAAGTTTCAACTAAGGTTTTATAAGCACCTGTTAAAGAACCACCTTGTATATCTGCTTTTAGTTTATTATCTAAATCAGTACCTAAGACAGGAAGTATAAACATATCTTGTGCCAATAGTATATAAGGCATAATGATATTGTCATCTACAGAACCGCCAAGAGCTGTATCTTTTTTTATTCTTGTTGCTGATATATATAATGTATGTTGTATTGCCATAGTTTATTTTATTTTACTCCTGGATAGTGTCCCTCATTAGGCATATTTACAGGTGCTATTACTGCGTCTTTTATTCCTCTTGGTGTTGGTGTATACGTTTTAGGTATACTATTTACTTTATTATAATCATCTAAGCCTTGACCATCTTTTAATTCTGTTCCTTCTTTTAATCTATATAAGATTACTTTCCAGGCGTGTCTACAATATACACCGCCTTTAAATTTAAATAGATCATAAGCACGTCCTTTATGTCCTAGTTGTTTATTAACTCCTTCACGACTAGCTTTGTCAATATCTTCAATCCTATATACAAAACCTGCTCTTGCTAAAGACATCATATTTTTACAAAATGTTCTAGTTGACTTACTTGGTTTTCTACTCTTTTTAATATATTTAAATCTCACTCTGTAGTATGATTTATCTAAGTAACTAAAAGAATCTTCTTTGCTTACTATTTCATCTGCAAACTTTTCTTTATCTAGTTTTTCAATTAAAGCATCCGCCCATTCTTCATAATCTTCAATATGTCCTTCGTCCTGTTCATCTACAATTTCCCACTTGTCTAAGTCTATTTGCTCACCTTTTAAAGCGTTAAATACACCATCAAATTCTTCATCAGATAAATCAGCTCTGACGCCTTCTATTTCTTTAACTTTCTTTTTTGCCCAAGATTGACCTGCATCACCACCCCATAATGCCCAAGCTATACGCCCTGCACTAGGGAATCCATCTTCACCTGGTTTAAAACCCTCTGCTTTTTTATCTACTTCATGCCTAGCAAAAAAACTGTTCATTCTACTAATAGTATCTAGTGATAAATCACCATTAATTATAGACCTTGCTCTAGCAACTGCAACCTGTGTGCCACCACGTCCATACTCTTTACGCCATTCTAAACCCTTTTTAGCTTCTTCAATCATACCCTCTGTAGGTGAAGTGTCAATATCTTTTAAATCTTTAAACTTCTTTTGGTTTCTATTTTTTTTTTTACTTATCTCTTCAGATAATTTTTCTACTGCATCACCTGTATCAGCAAAGAACCCTTTAGCTACAGCAGGGGGCAACTGTAAAAACTGTATTAAAAATACTGTTGCCTGTTCTTTTGTTAATATACCTTCCTGTACTTTTGCAATAATATCAATAGCACTACTAATCTGAGCACCATTATAAGATGCTTCACTTTCTAAAGGTTCTTCCATAGCTGAATCAGTTTCTTCTGTTTCTTCTTGTACCGCTTCAGGTGTATCTGCATCAACATCTTCTTTTGAAACATCTTCTTTTGAAACACCTTCTTTTTCTTGATCTTCTTCTGATTGTGTTTTTGTAACTTCAAGATCAATGAAATCAGCAGGTTTAAGCGATTCAAAGTACAAGTCTAGATTTATATTGTTAACTGCAAATATCTTTTCTAAGCCTTTTAAAAGTATATTCTGAAAAGGAATAATAACAGTATTGTTAAATAAGCTATACGCATCTCTTAATTCATCTGCGTTATTACCTAGACCACCACCTTCTGCACGTATTCCAAAGAGTATCGGTGATGTTACTCTATGACCTGCTAGTATTTGTGATACAGCTTGTTTAGACATACCCTCCCATGCACTCTGTGCATCATTCATTTGTATTGGTTCTATGATAGGTTGTGTATCTTTACCATCATTAAATGTGATAAGTATTTTACCTGCGTTACCACTACCTGAAAACTTTTGGTTTAATTGTCTTTCTATAGTACGTCTTTCTTCTTCTGTAGGTACGCCGTTACTAAAACCAACGTGCATTGAAGGTGTCATACCTGAAGTTATATTAGATAAATGAAATTGAGCTATCTCTAACTCCATTTGAATCCAATCCGTTGCAGCTACGTAATCAGGTGCAAAGCCATAAAATAAAGCAGGGTTTTTATCTCTAATCATTAAGATTTGACTTGCTTGTGTTCTGTCTTTAGTATTAAACGCTTTATATGGTCTTGGTTTATATTCTCCTTTTTTAGCTTTAGACCAATCAGCAGAGTAATAATAGTTCTCAACTTCACCATCTACCATTTTACCTGAACGTATATATTGTGCAGGTATATGTATCATCTTAGCTATTTTAGTTCTATCTCTTGACCATATTACGTTTACATAACACCCACCGAATAGCTTTAAATCCATTGCTAAGTCTTTTAAGACATCTTCACCTGAATTGTGTAATAATTCATTTAAACGTAAATATGATTCTTTAGTGTCTGTATTATCATCAACATTAGTTGCACTTAAACCTTCACCATAAATCATTGCACCTATTGACTTAATTAAAGCACCATTGATAGCACTTCCTAAGAATAAGTCTAGCAAATAATTAGGGTATAGATTATCTTCACCAAAACTAACCCAGTCATGTCTTGGATCTTCTACTAAGTGAGGTATGTTATAATGTGATAATTTAATTAAATCTAAATTCATAATTAATTTGTTATATATATGCTATCTGTATCAGCATCATTAGTAGTGTATTCTGTATAAACAGGTGATTCATAACCTGAACCTGAAGCTGTCATTTGCATTAAGCCTGTGAAAATAACTGTTAGTCCATCAGGATCAAGATTTGTGTTAGATGTGTTTTGATATATTGTAACATTATAAAAATCAAAAGGATAATCTGTAGTTCCTAAATGTATCAAACCACCTGCAGGAACTTCTGTATTTAAATGGTTTTGAATCCATGTTAATTTAATATATCTATTTACATTTGTTAAGTCCATTGTATTAGCTACTAAATACTTTGTTTTCCCTGTTTGATTACTTGTAAAAGCTAACAAAGGTTTATATGTAGTATTTGACATTTTATCTGATAAATTCAAATATATATTATTAGTAAATTGTGCAAAATTTATTGCTGTCCCTTGTATCATTTATTTAAAGTATTTTTCTAAAACATCTGTTATATATGGTGTTAATGTTTCTAATTCTTTATCAGTAATATCATTAAAGCCATGCACTATTTTGTTTTTATATTCCTCCTTCAGCTCTAACATCTTTATTTTTCTTTTTAGTTTCTTCTTTTATAAACAAAGCATTTCTAACTGATTCGTTAAGTCCTGCTATTTGTTTCTGTGATAGGTCATCTAAAGGTATATTTAAGCTGTCTATACTTTTACCTTGCCATTCTTTTTTTAGTTTCCAAGCCATAGTTCTTTTATTATAAATATAAATATAAGATTATTGTTTTTAAGTGTACAAAAAAAGGGGGCAAAAACCCCCTCTTTTATCTGTTATTGAGTAACGATTAAGAACCTGCTGTAATAGTTAGATTCGCTTCATCAGCTAAACCATCAAATGGATATTTCGCTGTTGCTGCTCCTGCACTAGCAGGAAGCTGTATTAAAGCGTTCTTTTCTTCAGCACTCCATTCTATAGTGTAACCTGTCATGTCGCCCTTAGCTGTTCCTGTTACTACAGTACCACCTGATACGTGACAACCATTGTCAATACCTAATAAGAAAACATTGTCGTTAGTATCTTGTACAAAGATTTGACTTCTTGAATAAGCCATAAGTCTAAGCTCATTAGTCATATCATGGTCAATCTTTTGTAGTGTTACAGATAACGCCTGAGTAAAAAATGTTGTGCCATTAGCATTGTCTGAATTGATAGTAACTGTCATACTTGATAAATTAGGTACTAAGTCATATTTGAAAACTGTAACAGTACCACCACAACAAGACCAATTCGCAAACCCTGCTGTAGTCATTTCAGTAGCATTTATCGTAGCTGTAGCACTAACATTATTACTATAAGACTTAGCTATAAAAATTGCTTTCAAGCCACCAATCTGGTCTTTACAATCTATTAATCGTCCTCTTGTTATATCACAAGCCATAATTATTATTTATTAAAAGTTAATAAAAGGGAGGTATATTACAACCTCCCGTTTTAAAGTATTATTTAAAATATGCAACCAACAACCCCGTCAGTTCCAATACCTGATTGTACACCTAAGCCAAAGTTCATTACAACTCTTATGTTATCTGAACCATCATATTGATATGTCGGTATTAAAATTGCTTCAGTCATATCTGTGCCTAAATTAGAACCTACTACTAAGTTGTCTTTGTAAGTCGCAACAATAGCATCATCTGGCATACCTGGACATCTGTATATTGGATGACCTAAATAACTAAGATTTTCAGGATTAAGAGTTAAACCCAACATATTAATACCTTGACCTGTAGCAGAACCTGCTAAGAATTGTGCATAAAAGCTATACATTTTGTTGTTCATATAGAATCCAAACCCTTCTTTAAACTCAAGTCCTGGATGAGTGCCTGTTACACTTGCGTAAACAGTTGCTAGAGCATCATCTATATTAGCCGATGTAGTCGCTGCCCCTGAGTTCATAGTAACCTGTGTAAAGTCTGCAGTAGCTGAAGCATTTAAACCATTTTGGTCAAACACACCATCATTAGAAAGGAATCCTGCACCAAATATGTTATTTGCATCTGCAACCCAAATACCATTTTCAATTTGTGCTGAAGCTTGACCTGCGACAACTTGTAATAAAAAGTCCTCAAATGATTGTGGCAAATTACCATTTTGTGTCATATTTTTTCCAACCCATGTTGGATAAAGTGTTTTACGACATACCTCACGATTTACTTTTAAATCAGTTACAGTAAGGACTCTTTCACCTAAAGTAGTAGTACCTGCATCATTAAACGCACATGCCGCTGCTACTATAGGATCACTAGTAACCAAACTACTAATTACCGCTTTACTTGTTAAACCATCCATTTGTCTCACATAACCTTTAGCAATCGTATCATTAGATTTGACAGCAGCCGTAACGTAAGGCAAAGCTTGTTCACCTGCGTATGTAGTAGCAGGATTTACTGTGATATCAAAATCACGTCTTTTACTAATGTTCGTTGGAACATATTTATTTTTCGCCATTTTTAAATTTATTTATTGTTAATATAATACGCTGCCCTTTCACTAATTGAAAGTTTAGCCAAATCCATAGTTGAATCAAAACTAGAACCTTCAGGATTGTAATTAATACCTTCCGTTGCAGGTTCGCCACTTAATTCTACTATTTTACTTTTAAGTTCTTCTATTTGTGTCATAAGATCACCTATAACTTCAGATGACATTTCAGTTTTTTCTTCTTCTTTAACTTCTTCAGTTTCTTCAACTACTTCAGATGATGCTTCTACTTTATCAGCTTTAAGATCAGCTACAGCATCCTCTAAGTTTTTTATTCTTATCTCCATGCCTTTCCAATCTGCAACATCCGCTTCTTCTGCTAGTTCTTCTTCTTTAGATTCTTCAGATGCTTCTACATCTTCAGCTTCTTTTTCTTCGCCTAAGTCTAAGATTTCAGATGAATCACCTATTGTCATTTTGTTGCCATTTTCCATAGTGTAACTTCCTGCTTCTAGCGTTTCAGCTTCACCATCATCACCAACAGCAAATACTTTAGAACCAATCATAAATTGCTCATCTTCTGTAGCAATAACACGACCGTCATCTAATTTCATTTCAGCGTATAATTTAACGCTATTTGATTTTGATTCGTTTTTCATTTTTATAAGATTTAAGATTTTTTCTAGTGTACCCATAACATGTATAAATATAAATTGATTATTATTGTTTACTTCTTTAACGTTTTACTGTTCTATTTTTGATAGCAGAACATACCTTAGCCGCCGTTTCTTTGTTGCCGTATTGTTTAATCTGATCACGCATACAATCATCCCAAGAGTACTTTAACATTGCTTTTCTTTTAGCATAAGCAACATACTCTAACATCTTGTATTTCTTTTTGTATTTACGTTTTTTCTTTTTATTATATAGTTCTTCTTTCATTGTAGCTGTAGAATGATCTGCACAAGGCATATATAGTTTTTCACCATCTACTGTATGAGGGTGTGAACCTATACAACCTTTAAACATTTCAGCATATATTTCAGCTTCTTCTTTAGTTCTAAATAAAGGTTCACCATCTAAAGATGCTACAGGGTTTAATTCATTTTCTAAAATGATGTTTTTAATTTTACCTAGCATAATATCATCAGGACAATCTTCACATACTTCATCTAGTATATCTTTATTCTTAGATGCTTCTATTAGTTTGTCTGTAAAGTAGCCTTCAATGCTAAAGCCCCTCACCTCTTTATTTTTAATTTTTTCCCAAATATCAGGATTATTTTCTGCACTTACTTGTACAAACCAAGTACCAACAGGCATATTCTTGAATCCATACATATTAGATTTGTCAAATTTTTCATCTTCTTTAATCCACGATTCTACGACAGTTAAACCTTCTACGGGTTCTTTGTGTTCTAGTGTGTGATTATTGTTGTTTAAATTTGACATAAATAGGTTTTGTGCCTGTTTAATAGTTTCTTTAGTAAAGAATACATCATATTCTTCGTTAGTGTCTTTATCTAATCTTGGTATTCTTTTCTCAGGAATAAGAACAGCACCTATTAATTGTTTTTGGTCTTCATCTATTTTTGCTAGACTTAGAAAGTCTTGATTAAAGAATACAAAGTTTTCTTCTATTGCAGGAAACTTGACTACGCTTATTGCATCAACGCCAAAAAAGTCTGCTGTTTCATCAATAATTAATTCTATTAATTTTCTTTTTTTGTCCATAATACTTATAAATATAAAGTTGTTAATTTTGTTTACAATGTGGCTTGTATTTCTAGTTCTTCTTGTAGTGCCTGAGCATCAGATATTTCATTCTCTATTACAAACGCTTGTACAGGTTGCATCTCTGCATCAGGTGAAATAGAGTTTATATTAGGTATTGTGCCACCAATACCACCCATAGCAGGAGTACCACCTACTGCACCAACTGAAACATCACCACCATCACCTGCACCTGCTTTTGACAGTATGCCTTTAGCTGTTCTTAAATTAGCCATAACTGTTGCAATACCTGTTGCTACTGCAGCTAAGTTACCAGGAAAAGGCATAGATTGTGCCGCCTTTACTGCACCTGAGATAGCTAATGCTGTATCAATTAATATATTAGAAACAGCCGCCGCTTTTGCAACTTTAGAACCTTCACCTGCAATAGATTCAATTGCTGTTAGAGTATCTTTAGCTGCTTTTATTTTAGCATTTTTAATTTCATTTTCATCATTAATAGCTTTATCTTTAGCTTTTTCTTCTTCTTTTTCTTTTGCTTTTCTTTCTCTTTCTGCTTCTGCATCTGCATCTGCTTTTATCTTATCTTTTTTAGTTTGTGCATCTTCTTCTATAAGCAATAGCATTGCTTGTAATTCTTCTTCATTTTGTATTGTTCTTTGAGCTAATTCTTTTCTTTTTTCTGCTTCAATATCAAGAGCATTTAAAGAAGATTCTAGCTCAGTTTTACCAATAGCAGACAGCTCCGCCATGTTAGCAATCCTTTCATCATGTAAAGCGTTTTCATTTGTTTTTTGTTCAGATTGTTGACCGATAATTCTTTCTTCTATATCAATTAATTCTGTCTTTGCATTTTTCAAAGCAACTTGTAGATCTATATTTTCTTTATCTTGGTCAAGTTCTTTTTGTGCTAAATCTACCGCTAATTGTGCATTAGCCTTTTCTGTCTCTGCTTGTTTTTCTAATACCTTACCTAGTTTATCATTCGCTTCAATACGTTCATCAATAGTAAGGCTTATATCATCTCTAATTTGTCTTTGTATCTCAGCATCTTTTTGATATGTTAATTGTAATTGTCGTTGTTCAGCATCAGCTAATTTAACTTCATTTCTTAATCTAACAAGAGATTTTGAAGTTTCTAATATACCTTCAAAATTCTCACTACTATATAAATTTTTAAGTTTCTCAGCATTTTCTTCTTGTAGTTCTCTTATCTTAAATTCATCTTCTACATAATCTTTAAAATTATCTACTAAGTCTTTTCTGTTTTGTTTAGCATCATCTTGTAAACCTTTTAGTTCATTACTTAGCTTTTCAATTTTTTCTGTATCACCACTACCTAAAAAAGATTTTTCCCAAGTTAACTGAGCACTTTTCAAACCTATCATAAAGCCGTTAAGGTTCATAGTTAAAAATTGCTTAATTCCTAGTCCGACTTTCCTTACTTGGTCAACTTGTAATTCTAATAAATTACTGTAATTTATCGCAGCATTAAATACTTCAACCATTGGGTTTACTAGCTTTTTAAAAGTTAGACTTAAAGCCTCCATTCCTATATTAAAACTATCTGCTATTTTTTGATTACCCATAAAAGCGTTTGAAAGACCTACTAAAGCAGAGATAACAATACCAATACCTGCACTTTTTAATGCAAGACCTAAAGCCTTTGTGCTTAAAGTCATTCCTAGTATTGATGCTTGACTATTTTTAGCACCTTTTCCAACATCTTGAACTCCTTTTTCAAGACCTGATAATCCTTCTTTAGCACCAGATGTATCTGTTTTTATTACAATAGTTTTTTCTAGTTTCGCCATAGTATTCTTTTTAATTGTTTAAACATTCTTTTAAAACTAGAATGTGATTCTTCTAAGCCATAAACAAAGTCGTAATGTTTATCTTTGTATTCTACTAGCTGTATATGATCTATACTAAGAGGTATCAGCTTTGCAGTATGTTCTATATATTCTTTTAATTCCATATTAAATAATCTCCATTTTGTAATTGTATATTCCTAGAGTTTTGATATAACGCCCAATTTTCGCCATAACCTAAACTCATATTGTTAATTATATTTACATCAATATCTGCTGATATTTGCCATACCCTTTTAGTATCTGATTGACTATCTAATAAGCCAAATCTTAGAACACCATTTGCAACATCTATATATAATGTACAAGTTGTTGGATTTGCACCCTCCCTGATACTAAACTCCTGTTGCCCTCCTGCAGTGCTTAATTGTGTTGTTGTTCCATTTACATTTTTAAAAGCTGTATAATATGCAAAGGCTTCGGTGCTTCCTAGTGTATATGTAGCACTTGTACCACCTATAACAGTAGATATACCTTTAACTCTAATAATCATATTGATATTGTCAGGGAGTCTTAAAGGCGTTCCATATTGATCTGATTCTATATAAGCATAACCTTTAGCTGTTCCTGTTGTGTTACCTGATAACACTATCCTGTGTGATTCTCCTTGTAATTGTGGTATGTTTCTTTTTTTAGTATTGTATTTAACTACAATGTCATCACCATATAGAGGAAGTAAAGATTGACTATACTTAGAATTGTTAACACCCC